CAGTAGGTTTTAATGTTGAAGTATCTGTTATTGAGAACCTCTGGCTAGAAGCACTAGCCAAACTAGTACATTGTCCAAATTTGCCAGTAGTATATGTTGGTGTATTTACTGCTGTTAGCGTATTACTATTCCCCGATGAGTCAACTAGTTCTGCCCCACTCTCAAACCGATAATAGGCTTTTAGATTAGCGTTATTCTTCAAAACTGTATTATTCAACTCCATTGCACTCATAGGTTAGGTTCTATATCTCCAACTTTCAGAATAAGAATATACATAGAAATATCCATCTGTCTGAGCTGTGCTGTTTGTACTATCAACATCTAGTGTCATTTTACTTCCTGCTGCTACTGCGGTTTCAGGTGATGAAAACGCCATATTAAGACTCGTTGTAGCGAGTGTTGGAAGCCAATTATGGAGTGTTGCTCCTGCGGGAAAGAGTGAAACTGAGTCATCATTGAAATCAATAGATGTCAGAGTAGCCCCACTACCTCCACTTGCCACGATAAAGTCAGAACCTAGGAAATATCTTGCCCCTTTAGTAAATCCTTGTTTACTTATGTTAGTTGTAGCCGTGCTTGGGAGTGTCCCTGCAATTATATAGGTATCTTGTATCTCTTCCATTGTGGGGATTGCGTACTTCATTATGGGGAGTGATGCAAGAGTTGAGAGTGTTGAACCTAGAAGTCCTATATATACTTTATTTGAAGCGTATGAGGCTCCTGCACTCATAGCTGTCTTGAACGCTCCATCATCCCACTTAAAGAGGACTCCTTTTCCAAAGAGTTTGTCATATGAACCTGCATTAGACACATCATCTATACTCATTTGATTTGTGGCTGTCCATGTAGGGGTTGTTGGAAGTGCTGACCAGAAGGCTGTTCCACCCCCACCACCTCCTGATGACGTAGCCCAGTATGGAAGTGAAGCATTAGCGGTTAATATTTGGGTCTCAGCTCCTAAAGCAAGTCTTGTGAGAGTTCCACCAGTTCCTCTGTAGTAAAGGTCTCCCGTAGCATCACTACCTACTGCGATATAGGGAGCTGTTGGTTTCATTACGTTAGTTGTATAAAGAGGAAGTCCTGTTGTTGGATTTACTGTTTGAGTAAGAGCATCGTATATCCCTTGTGCCCATAGAACATCTGGTGAAAACTCCACAATAGCTCCTACTTGATGGTCTTGGTCTGTTCCGCTTCCATCTGCATTACGAGTAAGTGTAGTGACTGTAGAGCCTGAAACTGCTGTATAAAGGATTACTTCACGTTTAGATAAGGTTTCTGTTCCATTTGAGTCTACACGATCAACAATCATTACCCCAGGGAGATTTTGAATATTGGTTACATTATTTAATGTGGCTGAAGCTGTAACTCCAGATAAAAGGTCTGCACTTAGTGTTTTCTGAACGAAATTTTGTGATGGTACTGCGTATAGCATAATTATTTATTAACTTAATAATAGTATGGCGTATAAGCTCACTAGTTTTCAACCTTACTTACCATGAACTTCTCTTTCCAAAATTAGAAGCCCATGATTTCACTTGATTAACCACATTTGAGAACATATTTGAGAAGAAGTTATTCTGTGGTTGACTTTGGACTGGAGATGGTGCTTTGGCATAAGACTGAGATGGAGAACTCCAAGGATTACTATAGCTTTTAACAGGGGTTGGAGCAAAATAACTCTGAAATCCCTGAGTTGACATTGTTGGAGTTGCTGTATACGTTGATGACGGTTTATTGTATCCTCTTGATGATATATAGGTATTAGGTTTAGACTGTTGGCTACTCTGTTGTCCACTTCCATAACTTTGTTGTCCATAAGCTTGTGGAACTTGAACTGTTTGAGGTTTGTAGGTTGATTGATAGTTTATCTGTGAGGATGGCCGTTTAACTGTAACTGGTTTGGGAGCTACAACTGACTGAGGTTTATAAGTAGATGCATAATTAATCGTTGAACTTATTTGTTTTGCTAAAGGGACTGTTATTTGTTGAACTGGTCTTACTATATTCTGAAATGCTTGTCCTACTGCATTCATTGTTTGTTGTATTGGGAGTATACCTCTAACTCCTCCTCCAGTTCCACCTTTCCCTTTTGTAAACGATTTATTAAAGAAATCACTAAATGGTTGTAGTTGTTGATTTTTATAGTATTCAATATCAAGATGTGGACCTGTTGAGTTTCCAGTTGACCCCATATTAAGTTGTGCTGATCCAGTACCTATATAATCCCCTACATTAAGATTAGGAGAGTTGGCTAGATGAGATAATCGTGTTGTATTTTCTCTCATAGCAAGAGCAGCCTTATCTTGTGGACTCATTTGTGCATATTCTTGTGGATTAGCTCCACCAATTAAAACTGTATTTCCATAGAGTGGGTCATATCTATTTTCAAGTATCTGTCCACCAATAGGATTAGTAACTCCGTTAGCTACGTTACCTTGATAAGCATAATCTTCTCCCATATGCCCATATGGTCCATATCCATATTGATTTGGGTTCTCTCTAAACCCTTGAGTCATTATTTGTGGAGCATTGCTTGTTAAAGGATTAACGATATTAGGTGAACCTTGTACTGGAACAGATTGTATTTGACTACTTATCTGTTGAGGAGGTATTGGAGCGTTATTTCCGAATTGTGTTTGAGGTTGAATGAATTGATTCTGAGTAGTAGATGGAACAAATCGTTGTGAAGTAACTCCCAAGTTAGGTGTTCTAGCCTGAGTTATATTACGAGATTGTATTTGATTAAAAGACTCTGGTTGATTAACTATCTGTGGGGAGTATGCCTGGTTATACCCTACGTTAGCTGTTTGTGGTTGGTTTTGTACTGCACTCTGGACTATTTGTTGAGTAAGAGCAGCTTTCTGGGGGAGTGGAGCATTCTTAATCGCTCTTACCTCAGCCATTCCTTTGGGAATAACTTTAATCAACTGTTTGTAGTCTGGGGTTATGCCTGCTTGTTTTTGAAGAGGAATAGTTTGTACATCAAGTCCCAACTTCATTACAGCATCATCAAAGTTTCCAGTCGTATTAAGAAGTTCCTTAAAATATTCATCACTTCCTTTCTCTCCCATTAAAGAGATAAGCTGTTGTGCTTCCTGTGTTTGTTTTAGATTTTTTAATAGATTATCCATCAAACTCGCTGTGAACTTGATAACGACCCAACTCCCTGACTCTTAGCTGTAAAGTTAATTCCAAGTAATTCAAAGTTACTATTTGCATCAGTACAGGATACTTCAATCTGAACTAGACGACCTGATTTAAAGAGATTCCCCCATCTAGTGAACTCATCTGAACCTGATACTGGTGTTCCTCTTGAATTTCCCCAAAGTGAACCTCCCCATAAATTAGCCCCAAATCCCATCTGTCCACTTGTAGCCGCACCTGTTATCTGAAAGGTTTTTACAGTTGAGGTTAATCCATTGCGGTCTTCAAGGAATATATTGATGTTTACTGTTCCTGTGATATTACGGAAAAGAATATAGAATAATTCAACTATCTTAAGCTCTGTCCATGAAGTAAACGCTTCTTTATTAGTACGAATCGTCTTAGTGATAGTTGTACCATTGTCTGAATTAGTTGATGTCTCAAAAGTATAAACTTGATTACTTTCACTTGAGCCTATTACCCATCTCTCAGTACCAGTCCCATCAACATAACGAAGCATTTTATTCACTCCAAATGGAAGTTTCCAGATTCCAGCAAAACAACCTCTTTCTCGGTCATATACAATCATCTCACGTCTATCTGGGAATGATAGGAGATATTTATTATTGACATATAATGCACAAGCATTGTTGTAGTCGGAGTTACCAAGGTCATCAAGATATGGTCTTATACGGGCTGATATCTCATTCGTACGGATAATATTAAGAAAATTAGGTTCATATCCAGTTACGTAGAGTCCCTTACGTCCAAAATAGAATATATCATTCTCTACTATTTGGATAGTATCTGAAGATGAACACCCTAGTGAAGTTGATACTGAGGAATAGGTAGGATCAAGTACAGATAAGATATCTTTCGTAAATGTGTTAAGAATTACTGCATAATGTGAAAAATCCTTATAAACGATAATTTCTCCCTTATAACCTCCTGGCTGTACTGCAATTCCAGTAATATCAGTACCTGAATCTGGGTCAATATAAGCATATCCTCCACCGTCTATCCAACTAAACTTTCCTTGATTTGGATAGCGTCCTGAGATAAGTAACTTATTTCTATCTTTAGCGTCAACCATTATTAATCTGTCGTTATACTTAGTTATAAAACGTGATGTAACTCCTCCTGTTGTGTTAGTAAGAGGGGATGGTTTAGTCTCAGAAGGAGTTGAACCAACGTCTGTAAAAGCTGTAATTGATGCTCCAACACCACTAAGGAACGTCTCATCTCCTGGGAGTCCTCTATAGATTTGATATCCAGCTATCGTAGCTGCTGAAGGAGCAACCCAATTAATACGAACCATAGTCTTACTTAAATCCTGCGGAAGTTCTGGAAGTTCTATTGCTGTTGAACCTGTCGTCTCACCACCACCTGGGGAAAGAGTTGTAACTCTCCAACTCCAAATATAGCTTCCAGTTGCTCCTGATAAATTAGTTGCTGTAAGTCCTGTTGGAGCTGATAGCGTAGCATAGACTGTAAGTCCAGTCCCATCATAGGTTGCAAGAGGTCCATCTTCTGATACAAAATATGTTTTTCCTCCAAGTTGTTCACTTCTTACTTCACTACCTGATGGATAACTAATTCCATTAAGTCTGGAGTATGAAGCTCCACTTTTCTTAGAAAGATATCCCTCATCTGTTAAAGCAAATAATTCATTAGTAAGAGAAGCTGTATTCACATAAGTACCAAATCCACGAATAACACCAGTAGCATTAGCATTAAAATAAGTAGATGTTCCCCATCTACCTGTAGGGACTCCACTACCAATAAGCATTATATTATCTCCTTGAGCATATTCATCACGTCCAAGTTCTGTAGGACGTAGAAGAAGATTGAGCCCTTTCCTAAACGTGGACCACTCGGTGTTCAAAGTTTTTCTTGGTCTAAATGCTGGAGCGCCTGTATTAATTAGTGGCATAGTTATCTCGTGCCGATTCTATAGGTGGCTAATCCTTTTTTTCTAACACTTCTACTTCCTCCTCCTGGAGCTTTCATCTCTCGTCCCATCATATTTTTAAGGATTCGTTGTGCATCTGCTTCAACCGATGGAAAACGTTCATCTCCACGAGACTGCAATACATAACTTTCTATCTTACGAACAACATACATTGGATCTGGTATCTCACAGATACTTGTTAATGTTGGGAGTCCTGATGGATATCGTTGGTAAACCATTGATAATGTAACATTTGCTTCAAGTCCATTAAATACCGCATGATAACCATCTACTCTATTTCCTAGAACATAGCAGTATTTATCCTCAGCGTTCTTTGAATACATATCATCAGCCTCTACTTCTTCAAATTCATACCATTGTCCCTCATGTCGTTGACGAGGGACTGTTTGGAACTCACGAAAGTCTGAAGGAAGCGCGATTGAGGCTAGAGTTCCTGGGTCTACATTATAAACTTTTTTAAACTCACTAAATTGAGCAGTTGAGGCAGCCTCCTCAATAGCTTGGTTAGCATAATTAGAACGAGTAGTTAATTCTGTTCCAGTAGGTTCTTGAGCCTCCAAATCAAGAAAAGCGTTGGCTGCTGTTAGTATGTCTGACAATGTTCTTAGTGCCATATACTATATGGTAGCTTGTGAAAGGTTAAGTTATCAAGCGTCAATATTATATAGTTGGAAACACAACACTATCTGGGACAGTAAAATCCTGCGGAATGTCCCGTAATTTTTGCCTGTATATTAACCAAGCCTCTTTCTCCTCTACTGTGAGTATAGCATCAGAAAGCTGTGTCCAGTCACAAGCTGTAAGTAATTCATTTCGGACACGCTTTATCGCTGACCACTTTTCCTCATCTGTTGGCTCTCGTGGCTCCTCAGGCGTGCCAAAGTCACATAATGACGAAATTATCGCCTGTGTAGGGTTTGTTGTGCCGTGTATTTTGATAGATTGTGTAGTGATGTCCATATTAGTCTATATATCCATAACTGGCTGCAGCTGCACTCTCGTTAGTGGTGTTGCCAGAATATTGATTATTAGATGTGTTGATAATTTTAGCCCCCGTATTCACATTTAACCCAGTTCCGCAGTTAGTAACAAAATTATATCCATATGTCCCAGCATCCATATTAAAAGATGTGTTTAGAATTCCCAAATAACCGCCTGAGTAGTTGTCAAATGTGCTTCCTCTGCAAATACCAGTAGTCCCCATTTGTGAAATAATCCCATAGCTCGACTTAGTCCCAGTTTTTTGATAAAAAAGCGAACCAGTAATTGCAAATGATGTAGACTGTAGGTTAGTAATCCCGCTTCCATCTGTGGCGTTCACGCAGTAATACCAGTATACAGAAGAAAAGCCGACAGCACTCACTACATTACGGTTGCTTCCAGGGGCAAGTTTGCAGTAATTCATAACTATAGCGGGATTTCCTTGCCCCATGGTTAACTGTGAGCTGGTTGCACCAGTAAACGTGACCATGTTTACCGTTATTCGCTGTAAGTCCAAGACAGACAAGCAGTTAGCCCTTGTATTAGACCCATCAATAATGGTTGCTGGTTCAAATACAGTATAAGTTCCACTTGGAGTCCCTGGGAAAACGCCAGAAATAACAAAAGTATCCGCCGTGTTTGACTTAATAACCCTGATGGTAGAACCATATTTAATAAAATAGCCTTTATAAGCATCGGTTGTCATTGACAGGCTGGTATCGGTGATACTTCCAGGTGTTGCACCTGTACCCTGTACTGCACTTGTCATTGTGCCAGATACCGCCGCCGTCCCCTCAGTTCCGACAACCGTGATTGTAAAAGCACCGCCAGCCGTCTTGCCCTGTGCGGTCAAGGACTCGGCATACGTCCCCGCCGCTACTATGATGGTTATATTGCCATAAAATACACTAGGTAATTGTGTCCAAGCATAAGATATAGTCTTGTAAGCATTCGCACCTGTCCCATACCCCAAGTTAGCACTGTTCGTCCCACTCGTGCCATCAACATATAAAGTCATAGTACCGAAAGAATACAACGGATACCACGCAGAGCCAGTATAAAGCATAAGCACTTTTCTACCAGTTGGAGTGTGCATAAACAACTGATTGGTGAATGGCGAAGTTGGAAGTGTCGCCCCACTTGGAATATCCCCCCGTTGTGCCATAACAAATGCAGTTGTGGCGATAGATGTATCGTTATCACTTGCAGTTGGCGTTGGTGCGGTTGGGTTACCTGTAAATGCAGGGCTGCTAAGTGTTGCATAACTTGGTTTATCAGATGTCCATATAGGGTCAGTCTCGGTAGTCAATGCCCCAACCTGTGCTGCCGTTACCTGATGAGGATTACTGTAATTTGCCAAATGTGTATCAATCTG